CTATTCCACCACTGGCTCTAATGTGCTTTTTAAGCTGCTGGCTGCTGATTTGTGGGCGGCAAATTCGCTCTTCGTTATTGGTGCGCCTGCACCCGCGCTTGTGTGGCCGTGGTTTTCTAGGCTTTGGTTTATATCTTTTACTAGGGTAATTAAATCAAGGAGTACTTGAGCCACGTTTACCGAATTATTACCCAGCCACACCGTTTTGCCTTCTACTTTTGCTAGTTCGGTGGCTTTGGCGTGTAGGTTTTTGAGCGTGGTTAGGTTCATGCTCTCGTGCGCTTCAATGTCTACCTGTTTTTTACTTCCTAGCAGCAACCCTTCGAGTGCGACGATTAAGGCTTTTTCACCGACTACGGTTTTTAATGCGCCCATCACTTCGGTTGCTTGGTTGCCGTCTATTTTTAAAACGTCATGCGTGGCTATGTTAGTGCTACGTTCGTGGTAGCTTTGCTCGCTTTTGCGTGCGGTTGTTTTGTTTGTGTCGCTGGTTTGGGTTATGTCGCCGTCGGTTGTGGTGTGCCAATTGCCGTCGCGGCCTTGTAGTTTGCTGCGGCTATTTTGTTGAAGTGTTACGTCGGTGCGTTTGTGCTCGGGCACTAGGCTTTGCCATGGCAATAAGCTGGTGATCACGGGGTGACTGTTTAGCCCATCGATATACTGTATTAAACAATGCATGCCTGGTGCGGGTTCGTTTAGCAAGCCATGATCAGGCGCTTGGCCTGTGCCAAGTGTTACTTGCTGAAAGATAGGCACGGCTAATGGCTCGCCTGTTAGCGGGTTTAATAGCTGTACGTCGGCTGCTTTTAGCGGCCTAAATGCGGTGCTAATGGCTGCGCCACCGCTTGGTAGGTCATATATTTTTTCAATGCGCGCCAATTGCGGCAGGTGTTTACGCTCGCTTAGCTCTGGAAAGTAGCGCTGTATTAGGCGTTTAATGGCTTGTTTGACCATCGTATGTGCATCCTGTCGTTGATTAGTGTTACTTCGGTTATGTGGCGGCCGTTTATTTGTATGCCTGGTCTTAATTTTGGGATAGCTATTAGCTCGCCGGTGGTTGAGCTTTTAGCGGTTATTGTGTGCTCTGGAAAGTCGTTTATTGCTGCGAGCGGCCAGCGCGAGTCGTGCCAGCTGCCAATAAATATTTTACCATCTGGGCGCTGCTGAAATATAAAATCGCTAATACCCCACACTTTAGCTACTTGCCTAAGCGCTTCAATACCTGTGCCGCTGTGATAAAACGCGGGTGCTATTTTATTTAAATATTCGGCGTTTTCAGGTGTTACGAACTCAACACCGAGCTTTGCCAATTCATCGAGCACGGCTTTTATTGTTGCGTGACGAATAGCAAGCGGGGCGGGAAAGCTTAGCGCGCCTAGCAGTTCGCGGCAGGTTAAATACCAGCGGCCGTTGGCTTGGTGCTTTGACTCTATTACACCGAGAAAATACGGGATCATATTATCAAGTGTGTAACCTAGGTGCAGCTCGACCAACCCGCTTGGCTCTTGCTCTGCGACTACTTCAAATTTTGCGCGACCTGTGCTGGCAATGTCTAGCTGCACGGTTTTGCTAACAATATTGGTTACTGTGTTGCCGCCAATTGTTAGCGTGTTAGAGAGGCGAGTACTCATGGCCCTTCGACCTCGTTAAATTTATTTTGTACGTCGTCGTTACTGGTTGATGCTTGCGGCTCTGCGCTTTCGGTTGCCTGTTCGTCTAGCTGCTGTTGCTCGCGCTCTGATACAGATTGCACTTCTACCAGCTTAAATGTTACTTGCCAGCCTTTTTTGTTTTCTATTTCGCTGGCGCTTATGTCGCCATCGAATTTTGCTTTACGTATTTTATATGCTGCGGCTAGCTCGTTATTTACGGTGTAAATGATACGTGCGCCGTTTTCGTCCAGCGCCTTGGCTTTGCTTATTAATAATGCCAGGCTAGCGCTTTCGTTAAATGGGATTTTAGTATTTACGGTTAGCGTACCCGACTTTACGCCTTGGTCGCTACTTAGTGAAAAGCTGCCAAGGCCTGACATATCGCCACCGGCTAATTTTACGCCTGCGTTTACGCGGGTTTCGAACCCGGGCACGTTCCAACCGTCGAGTGCTATGCTCATAATACCTCTTTAATTTTATTTAGCTCAGCTGCTTGGCCTACAAATACGCACATTGCCCAATACATTTGGTCGCTGCCTTTACTCGCCACTGAGTCTGCTAGCTGTTTTGCGGTGCCTGCTGTTATTAATTGCACATCTACGGCGCTGCTTTTTGCTGTGAACTGTGCTTGATTTAATCGCTGGTCGCGAGCGGTTTTTAGTTCTGCGGCTTTGATTAATGCATCGTCGATAGTGGTTATTAATTGTTTGCCGCTGTCGTTTACTGTGGCTAGCTCGCCTGCTATTTGCTTTTTGCGCAAAGGCTGCAAGTTTTGCAAGGTGTTTATTTGCCACTCTAAACTTTGGCCTTCGTACACTGCCAGCTTGCTTTGCTCTAGCGTGCTTTGGCTTTGGCCGTATTGCGCGCAGGCGATGAACTCGGCTATTGGGCAGTATTCATTTATTGTGCTGAGCTTGCTTGCCAGTGCGGCGGGGTCATTTGCGCTTACAGATAAAAGCAGCGCGTTATATTGTGCTGGCTTGTCTGTGCGCGAGTCGTCTTTTATTGCTGATGCAAGCAGCTGCGCGCCCACTTGCATTGAGCAAGGGGCGGCGGCTTGGTGGTAGCATAGCGCTATGTTATGCATTTTCTGCTGTACTTGCTGCTAATGGGTAGCGCGTTTTAATTTCGGCCACTTTGTCGCGCCATTTTTGTATCGATTCTGGCGTGCCGTCGAACTGCGCTTCCATGTATAGCGGGTCTGACTCTTTTGCGTATGCGGCTTCGCGCTTTACAACATTTTGACTTAGCTCAAATTGCTGCTGATTTAATACAGATTCAATTTGCTCTTGGTCCATACCTAGCGATTGCATGTATTCGCTGCTTGTGTTGCTGTGGCTTGTGCCTTTGTAGATATATGTAAACATAGTTTTACCTTTTAAATTGTTAGTTATGCCCGCGCTATCGCGCGGGGTTCAAATTTCAATAACCAATTACGCAAAGAAAGCGGGGCGAAAACTGAGATCACCGTACGCATACGAACGCGCATTGTCCAGATTGAGCGCGCCCAGCCCAGCGTACGAGCCATCGCTCCAGCGGCCGCCACGTCGCGGGAAGCGAGCGCCATAATTTCGACAGTAGATGTAACCACCAACCGTAGTGGTTGATTCTGACTCGATTAACAAGCGGCGTAGTAGCTCTATTTTGCTGTAGTCGAGCGCTTTTTCGATTGCTGCAAAATGACTATTTGTTAAATAAGGGTTGTCGTTACTATCTTCGCCCACGGGGCCATTACGGTTTGTAATTGCGCTACTAAGTACTGGAGATCCAGCGCTGCCGGTGCCTTCTGTGTTTGCCGTTGGCGAATCTAAAAACGCTGTGTGCTTGTTCCAGTTTTCTTCAATCACCGCTGGGTTGTTGTCGAGCGTAGTAATGATCTGCCCTTCGTCTAGCATTATTTGGTCTAGCCATTCCCACACGTTGCCTACTAGGTCTTGAATACCCCATTCTGTGTGGTCGTGCGACCATGTTGCAGGGCCTTTGCCGGTATCGGTTCTTGCTGTTCCTGATGCATCGCCTGGCAAGCCGTTGTCGCTACGGCGTGCTGTTTCTAATTTGTTTTCGTGGCTGCGTCCGTAGTTTGTATTGCCGCGCGGCACTGTGCCATTTGCATAACACCACAGCGCTATTGCTGCCCACTCGTGAATGCTCATCATGTGCCAGCCGTCGCCTTTGTTGTTGCATAGCGCTTTTGCTACATCGTAATTAACTGCTGTGCGAGGCTGCACGCCACCGATAACGCTGCAGCCGCCATTTGCTCCGGCAGATGCTAGGTATTTACCAATGTACACTTCTCCCAACTGCACACCGTTGCGCATAAACATGGTTGGTATGCCTGTGCCTAGATTTAAATCTACGCTGTATTTCTCTTGGATTTTTGCCGCCAACTCTTCGTATGTGAACGGGGCAATTGCTACCATTACATTTGGATTGCCTTGCTCATCGATGATGACTTTGTTGCGGCCACCTGACGCGTGCTCGATTGCGTTGCGGTAACCTTCTGATGCAACGATTGCCATTTCGTTTGCTTTGGCTTTTACGAACTGGTCTAGCTGCGTTGTTTTGCTGTCGATTTCGGCTGCTTTGCCTTCGATTGCTGTTGTTAGCTGGTCGGCTGCGGTTACTAGCTGGTTTATTTGCGTTACGCTCATGATAGTTCCTTGCTGAAATTGCTGAAGTTTTTATTTAAAAAGTAGTTGCGCACAGTGCGTCGCATGTTGTTTATTTGTGCCGTTGCATTGCTGGTTGCTAACAGTGTTAGCGCGTCTATTTGCGGGCTGTAGTCGAACATCCACGATTGCGCTGGAATGGTAATGCGCGCTAGGGCTGCGGCTGCCGCAAACTTTAAAACGAACGAGCGGTTGTGCACGTTGTTTACGCCTTGTCGCTTGCGCTGTAGCGGTAGGTAATCGACTGCTAGCAATGTGCCGTCGCGCGTAACTAGGCCAATCCAGTTATAGTCAAAGTCGCCGATGTCTTGCTCTAGCACTACTGCCCATGCGACGGTGTTTGCATCAACATACCCCGACGTATCTATGTTGCGGCGGTAAACTATTTGTGCGCCGCCCGGCATTTTTTCGTTTGGGTTGCGGGCTGCTTGCTCGTTTAGCCCGGGTATGTTTGCAAACACTAGCTCTGTTACTTCAAGCCCTTTGTTTTGCAGCGTTGCTGTTGTTATGTATGCCTTGCCAGCATTGGTCATTATGCCGGTTATTGCCTGATTCATAGTTGCTCCTTGGCGGTGCTTATGCCGCCGTCTTTGCTTAAAAACCCATAATGCTGGTGCGCGGTAATGTTGTGCTGCACGCCAATGTTTATTGCTTGGTGGCGCGTGTTGCTTGTTAGTGCGTCTAGCCCTAAAAAGCTGTGGGCTACGCCGTGATCAATGCCAGTTATTGCGTTTATTTTTGTTGCTGAGCTAACGTAGTTGTTATCCCATTGCACATGCGTTATGCCAAGGCTTAGCGATACTGCTGCCAAGTTATGCACTGTTAGTTCGTACCGGCGGCATGTTCGGCCGTACAACTGTATTAGCTCTGGCAACAACTCGTATGCGCTTGCTAGCGCTGAGTCGGTCATATCGATTGCAATAATATCCCAGTCGCGGCCCTCTATTCGCTCGCGCACATTTATGACCTGGAGATCCAGCCGGTTAAA